GTTGACAAAAATGACCTGTGGGTACGTTGATGTCACCGTCTTAACAGCAATTCCGTTGTATTGCTGCTGGTTAATCAGCTTGATACCGAACGACACGTTTGTGGTCGGATCACGGAAATACGTGGAATCGTCCAGAAGAACAGGGCGATTGCCAACAAAGTCCCCAGATGGGCCAAGCGTGCGGCTGGCGGTGTTCGCGGGCCAGGTAAACACCTGATCTTGCGTGCTGTAGACGCTCAGGCGCTCGGCAGACCACGAATCAAGCATCTGATTTAAGGCGAGCAACGCCGTAGAAGCCTGTTCCCCGGTCGTGGTTTCGCCCTCGGCAAGAACGCCAATCAGGCGCAGCGCTCGATTGATAACTGTTGCAGCGGTGGCCATGTTATTTCCTGCGGGTGTATTGGCGCTTTACCCGCGCCTCTTCCAACTGAGGGACGATGGAAAGAGCGGGCTTTTCAGGGTCGAACCTGGTCCACCCGCTCTTCTCGTCGTACTCTGCCTCCGCCTCGCAAGTCGCAACCTTGGTCCCATGCGTTGGGTGGCTGAGGTAGATGACCACGTTAGGCGATGCGGTACATGGTCCAGGCTGCAACGCCGGTCTTGCGGAACCGGAATTGAGCCGCGCCGCCAACACCGGCAGCGCTGCCAGTGATAGCGACAAGCAGGTTTCCGACAGTGGTGATGCCAGTGCCGGTAACCACAGTGATCACGCCAGACGAGGTGCCCAGGTTGACAATCACCAGGTCAAACGTGGAATTGACTTTGGCATTGACCATCACCGCGTCGATAGCGGTGGCCGTGGGCAGCGTGTAGCTGGCCGCAGAGGTCGAAGGGTCGCCCACCAAAATGCCGCCAGTGACTTGCGCCGCCGTGAGGGTGGCCGTGGCCGTTGCGGTTTGGGGAGCGGCTTGGGTGCCAATTTGAAGTTCGGAGGTGTTGCCGTCACCGACTTGGTAGCCGCCACCTGTGTTAGGGAGTGCCATGATGTTTCCTTAAAGAATCGAAAATTGAAAGAAAAGAAGGGGGCCGAAGCCCCAATCAGTTAGCCCCAGAGACGGGAAGCCATCTCAGGCCGGATCACGGAATAGCCGTACAGCACATCGATACGACAAGGCATGCGGTCGTTGTTGATGTCGTACTGGCGCACGATGCGCATGCTGATGCCGTTGTGGCTCTGGCGCGAAGCCATGTCCACGCCTTGGGGCAGCAACAGGTCAGCGGTTGCGAACGTGATCGCGTCCTTGTGGTAGATCAGGTTCTGCGCGTAGCCGGTCGAGGCAGAGCCCAGCATGGTGACCACTGCGGTCGCTTGCGGGAAGGCGTCGATGGTGGCCAGCGCCTGATCGGCGGTGTACATGGGCGGCGAAACCGTCAGGGTTGCGGTGCTGGAGCCGGTAACAGCGGCGGTCACAACGAACTGCTGCAGGCTCCCGGTCGATTGGCGCGTTTGCGGGTTCACCGCGTAAACACCGGCGACAGTGAACACGTCACCAACGGCCCACGTTTTGCTCGAACCAGTGAACGAGATGGGCAGCGAGGTAGAACCTTGCGTTGCAATCGTGCCGGTCGAGGTGATGGTCGTGCCCCATGCGCCCGTGGTGTGGTTGGTGATGGATTGCGACATGTTGATTTCGTCGTAACCCAAAACACCTTCGCCCATCATGCCGCTTTTGAACTGGCGCGAGATGGTGCCTTGCGGGTTGAAGAAGCCCTTCATGCCTTCCACCAGCCCAGCGTTTGCGGCAGGGTTAACGGTGGCATAACGCGGGTTCATCCCGGCAGCGGCCTCGTTCAACTTCTGCTGACCTTGCAGCAGCACCAGCGACGTTGCGGGGGTGGTGCCAGGAGTGCCGACGGACTGGTAAATGCTCTTGTAGGCGTTGGCCACATCGGCATCAATCGAGGCTGCAAGCTGCGAGATGCGGGGCTTCAGCACACGGTCTGCGAAGTCGTCCAGTTGCATGGTCAATTCGGCAGAAGTGAAGTTCACGCCGATGTGCTTCTGGCTGGAGACGGTCAGGGTGGTGAACTGCTCGTTGTCGTCCTGCACTTGCAGGGCTGCGCCGTCAGTCACCAGAGCGCGGTCAGGTTTGCGAATGCGCAGGGTGGAGCCGATTTTGGCACCTTGGACAGCGAAAGAATCGTCATATTGGCGGTTCACGTTGCGGGTCAGGACCAGCTCGTTCTCCAAAATTTGGAGGGATTTACGAGTGATCATGTCAATGGTCAGGAGAGAGTTAGACACGGTGTGTCCTTTCTATAAAACAGTTAGCGGTTCATCGCTTCCATGCGCTTCCTCATCCGTGCGTTTTCCGCCGCAATCCATTCGCTGGTACTCATGGCCTTGATAGACCGTGGGTCAGTGGTGTCATACGTTGGTGTGCCCGTTGACCGGGCTGCAATCGGCTTGATTGGCGCTGGTGCGCTTGTGACTTTTTTCGGTGGCGGATCGGATGCCAACTTGGCTTCGATCTTTCCGATTTCGGCGGCTTGGCGCTTGTCGCTCAGTTGCGAAATGCGCTCCACCTCGTCAGGGTTTTGGGACATGTAGGCCATCAGTGCAGGCGCTACATCGCTATCAATCAGCGTTTCCACGATTGATTTGGTCAAAGGGAGCGCATCAAATTCTTCGCGGTCAAAGCCGGATAGCTCTTCTGCTTTCGCGTAGAAGGTTTCCGTTTTCTTGGCAATGGTTTGCTGCGCTGCTTTTTGCTTTTCGGCATTGGCTGCGCGGTCACGCTGATCCAGCTTCCAGTCAGTCAGTCGGTCGATATAGGAATCGTTTGTCTCGCCTTCGCGAGGCTTGGGCTTCCCGTCATCAACTTCCCGGCTCTGTTGCTGTTGCGGCTGATCGCGCATCAACTCAAAGGCTTCCCTTCGCGCCCTACGCTCTGCCTTGGCTGCTGCCTTGGCGGTTGCACGCTCGATACGGTCCTGCACCTCTTCTTCGGTGTAGGTCTTCGAGACGACCGGACTTTCTTCGCTAACGTCTGCGCCATCCGTCTGCGCAGTCGAGGTACTTGCTTTATCCTGTGCAAGCTCAGTTTGTGCCGCTTCGCTGATTGCGGGCGCGTCTTGCCCTGCCGTGGTGTTTTCACCTGACATACTTCGGTTCCTTCGGTAAGGATGGGACTAGCCCAGACCCCGATACGCTCGGGTAGCGGCCTTGCGGCGTGTTATTCGTAGATGACTGACAGCGTGACGGTGTTGGCGATGACCACATAAATACCGTCATCGCACCAAATGCCGTCACCGGGAAAGAAGTAGTTCGTCCCAGCGACCGGTGTGAAGGTGTCGATAACCTTCTTGGTGGTCGTTGCGGCTGCGCTGTTGTAGATGGTCACGGTGGGGGTGGAGCTTGCCGCGCTGCAAAAGAAGCCGCGCAGTTTCCCTGCACTTGGCTTCACATTGGCCGTGGCCGTGATGACTTTAGAATAGGCCATTTACATTCCTTCAGGCGTAAAAAAACCCGCGTCTGCGGGTTGTTGCATGGGTTGTTGCATCGGGTCCTGGGGCTCTTCCAGTTGCGGCTCCGGCTGCATCATCTGTTGCAGCGTTTGCAGCACAATCGCCTGCACCTCGTTAGGGTCTGTGGCTGGCATCAGGGCTTTAGCGCGCTCCGTTTCGGCCTTGTATAGGTCAATCTCAGCCCGGAAGTTCTCGCGCTCTGCTTCTTGCGCCTCGATAGACTGGTGCACGTTCATCAACATTTGGCCCATCTGTTCCATTTGCTGGCCCATCTGCTCGATCTGTTGCTTGGCAGCGGCCAGGGCCGGGTCATCGTCTGACTCGTCCAGCAACTTGGGATCAATGGTCTTCTTAATCCGCTTGGCGATTTCGTCAGCGCCTTCCCAGTCCAGCGACTGCACGAACAGATCCCCGGCAATGGCCCACAGTTGCGGGTTGCCTTGCAGCAGTTGCGCCATGCTCTCCGCCATTTCTTGGCGCTTGGTCATGTAGCTTGGGCCTGTGGTGACACAAACGTCATATTTCCCCACACTGGGGTTGTAGATCGTCTTGATCACAGCGCCCGTCTGCTCGTCTTTGATCTTGCGCACCGGCTCAGGCTGATTCGGGTCAATCTGTGCGTGATCTGTTTCGCCGTCAATTCCGATAATCCTAGCCACCCGCTTGGTGTCGTAAATCTTGGGGATCAGGTCAACAATCTGGCGCGTGCGATAGCGTACCGCCCTGGCGTAGTTGTCCACAAAGTGAAACGTCCCGGTGTCGGTCTGCTTCTCGCGTGCGAGGATGGCCTTACCGCTCTTTTCGTTGGCCTCAGCGCCAAGGCTGGCGTCATATTGGCCAGTTGTGCTCTTGATGTCATCAGAAGCACCCATCTTGGCCTGCAGCAGCCCCGATGACGCCATGGGAGGCATGGCACGCTGTGGCAGTGGCATCGGCGCACCGGATGCGTCTGTAACGTCAGGATTGACCTCAAGATAGGGATAGTTCGTGGTGTTGGCCGTCTTCCACTTGTCTTCGTACCCTTCAAACTGCCCGCCGTAGCCGATGAACGGGGCCTTTGGCGCGAGCGCCAACATCTCAGCTTCTTGTGATGCCCAATAGTTGTACATGCGCTGCGCGTCTTTGGCGTTGCGCACAATGCCGCTGATGTACAAGCGGCCTTCAACCTCAAATTCATTGCCGATCAGACGGATAACAGGAATCCACTTACCCGGCCAGTCGCTTTCTTCAAGCGTTTCGTAGCCATTGGTTTTGATCCACTTGATTTTTCGCTGATCAACTTCGCGGGTTTTGGTGGGCTTGATTCCCGCGTTTTCCAGCAGCTTGTGGTTCGGGTCGTCGCTCATGAGCGATACGATTTGCCCCTCGATCTCGTACAGGTTCAGCGTCTTCTTCTCATACGCCGCGTAGAAATACTCTGCGATCCTGATGGTTTCCTCGCTCAACCAGGTGGCCAGCGATTCATTGCCCACGCCCTCAGCCTGCAAGGTCGTGATGGGTGTTGCCTTGGGGAATTGCCGCTCGTAGTCATCTTTCAGCATGTCCTCGGTGATCAGGCACCACTCAGCGTCAGACCCGCACGGGTCTTGAATGGTCGGGTCCATGTACACGGAAAAGCTGTTGCGAATGCGCCCGATGCGAATGTCCTGGTCAAACGAATCGTCGTCGCAATACTCGGTGTACAGCCGGAAATAGCCCTCACCGAATGCAACCTGACTGTAGGTTGCTGTGTCATCGGCCACGTCCGCATCGCTGATGTACTCGATGTGCCGAACCATGCCGTCAAATATTTCCGCAACCTCAACATCCGCCGTATCGTCAACCGGGATCACCTTGCCCGCTGGCCGGTTCTGCCGCATGTCGTTGGTGATCTGGTTGATGTGCTGGGGCAGCTTGTTGATCGTCAAGCACGGGCGTGCGTTGATCGTTTGGCCTTGCATGGAACCACGGGTAGACAGCACATCGGCGGGCCATTGCCATTGATTGTCAGGCGACCCCGCAGCAAAGCGCAGGTCATCTAACTCGTCCTCGCGGCTATCGCTGTACGCGGCCACGGCCATCGTAAGCCGCTTGCGCATGACGCTCAGAATGTCTTTTTTGTCGCTCATCGTGGGTAGACCGTGCGCACTGCGATAGCAATGGCTGAGTATTGGCTGGGCGCAATTAGGCCGATCTTGCGTAGGTGCTCGATTGCTTGCTGTTTGTTCATGCGCCCATCCATCCAGTGCTTACGGTTCGGGTTGAAATCATGCGCCGCACAGGCTCTTGCGTTTTGCGCACCTTGCCTGCACGTCTAGCGCCCTCGCAGGCGTAGCGCAATGAGTCGATAACGTGGTTGTTCTTGTCTTCAAGAATCGGAACTACCGCGCCAGTTAGCGGGTCGGTCTTGTAGCTGTACATCGTCAGCTCATCAATCAGGTGCTTGCAGCGCGGGTGAACAACCACATCAAACCCGCGCAAGAACTCCACGCCCTCTTCCAAACTTCGCGCACCTTTGACAGCCGACATGATGCGCGGGAATCCGTTCTTGCGCATGTAGCTGATCGTTTCCGGTCTGGCACTGTCTGCGGTAATAGGCCACTTCTCGGCCTCTGGCACGCTCATAAACAGCTCAGGCAGGTTGTTGATCTCGCAACCCACCATGTAAGCCTCGTAGTCCACATAGAGCCTGTGCTGATCAATGCTGCATCGAACCAAAACACTCGGGTCAATGCTGAATCCCCAGTCAGCCCCGAAGCGGAACACGGTTCCAGGTGGGCGCTCGAATTCCTCTATCGTCCAATTGCGGAACACTCGCGCTTCGCTGTTGGTCTGGTACTGGCCAAGCCATATGTGCGCGTACTTCTCGGGGTCTCTGCCCCGGTCATACTCCATCTCTGCCAGCAACTCAGCCGGTAGCCATGGGTTATCCATGTAGTTCGCTTCAACCACCACAGAATCAGGCGGGGGCTCTTCGCCCCTCAATAGCGCATCAATCGGGTCTGTTGCTTTGCTTGGGTTCCAACTGAACCAAAGCTCCGAACCTGGCGCTCTGATCGTGGGCCGCAACAAGTCTAAGCTGCGCTGGCTGGCTGATTGCGCCTCCTCGAACCACGCGACCTTAAAGCCCTCCAGCGACTTGATCGAATCGCTGGTGTGGTCCTGCATTCCCTGAAAGATGCAGACGCCGCCTGCCTTGGATCTGATCTGCTCGTTCTGTACCTCGAAATAGGCCCCAGCGTTCATCGATTCGATCTTGCCCTCGATCAGCTTCTTCACGCTAAATTTGAGGGATTTCTGAATCTCGCGCAGACAAACAATGTCCGCTTTGCTGCTGATCATTGTTTCGACGGCCAACTCCGCGAAGAAGTGCGACTTGCCCGAACCCCGCCCGCCGTGAACACCTTTGTAACGCGACGGCCTCAGAAGTGGCTCAAATACCGCAGGCGTCTCAATTACCAGACTTGACAATGCGCCGCTCGATCAATGTGAATAAGTGTTCGCCGTTCTCGCCGGGTCCGACTACCGCCTGCTCAGCCTTTCCCCACCCGCGATCCAGCAGCGCATTCGCCGCAGCGACCTTCGCCGCCCAACCGCCATCGCTCAACGTAGACACAAGCGCCTCAACAGCTTGGGCGGTGTACTGCCTTGCCAGTTCGCGAACGTGCTTTACGTCTTCTGGCAGCTTTGGACGACCACCAGGATTGCCGCTCTTGCCAGCGGGAAATGACTTTCCCCTTGGTTTTTTGCTGCTCTCAGTAGTTTTAGTCATATCACTGCCCTTTCGAGCGACCCCGGAGCGCCGGGTCGATTGATTGATTTGCGGGGAAGGGTGCCAGCTCGTATTGACTGAGCGCTTTGCCGGATGTGTGGGCGCTGTCTCAGGTGCTGACGTATTAGGGTTTGTCCCTATGAAATACTTCTTGCGCTATGCGCGACTATCGCATATATTTGAGGCATGGATTCACCGAATCCGCCGCGCCTCGGGACTCAGGGGCTGGAGATACAAAATGGCCGCAAGCTACACACAAACAGCCTCTTACTATGCCAACCAGCG